GAAAAGGGGTCGGGTATTTGTATTTGTAAAGTATATTTCTCATTCTTACGTTGTACTGGCACTCGCACACTTGTAGCTAAGTCTGCAGGAGGCTTATCAAATACACTAGAATCAGATAATATACCAGACTCAAATTGTACATAATCATCTATATCTTTAGTTACGTTACCACTAGCATCAACATATGTAAATGGTGATGTCAAATGAAACTCTACAGGGCCACCTACACCCATCTCGAAGTTGATACCAGAGATACGTAAGTCACCATCTGTATCATAGGTGTTTTGACCTACATTAAAATAGTATGTTGGTAATTCTATAATACTTGTATACTTATATCCTACAGCAACTTTTGCTGCACTATGTAAGTTTATATTATTGAATGTAACACTGTTAGTTCCTACAGCATCAGCTGCTCTTACAGTACCAGCTATGGAGTTACCATCGCTATCGTTACCAGACAAACCAACCATAAATAAGTTTGTAGTGTTTGCAGGTGTATATGGTATTGTAAGTACAGTTTTTTCTGGAGCTGTAGTTGTTTGAGCTGACCCAGCTACGGTTGTAGCTATAGTCATGTTATCTAAATGTGCTTCAAACTGTCTTGAAGTTTCAAGTGGTGAGCCAACAGTACCTGTACCTAGTACATATGCCCTAGTATTATCAGCATCTGCTACATATTCATGTCTACATAGTTTGTAGCTACCATCATGTAAAGTAACAGTAAAGAAACTACCAGCTGTATACAACATGTGTTGCATAGTACCTGTTAGTGTCCAACTATACCATGCTGATTGTTCACGATTGTTGCCAGCGTTGTAGTATTTATAATGATATACAGAAGTATCACCTTTTTTACCATAGGTTACAATACCTATAGAGGTAGAGTTTGTAGATTTAGTTATATCTTTTGGTAAAAATTCTGGAACTACTCGTGTTTGTTCTAATATATTAGGAGGTGTATCATCATCTATAACAGTAGCTTCAAATGCTCTTGCATATGCAGATACGTTAGATGTAAACAATACTGACGTTCCTAAATCTACAGGTTGTATAGTTTGATCGCACTCATAACTAGCAACCTTTTTTAATCTTACAGTTTTAGGACTAAATATATCAGACTCTGTAAATAACAAAAACTGTCCACTGTCACTAAACATCATCATACCTTTTTGTATAGGTAAGACATGATTAATAAATGCAGGTTTTACATCAGATACAGTTATGTCTATAGGATTATCGTCACTAGCAGATATAGCTGATACTATAAATAAATTAAAATACGATCCTGGCTGGCTCATCACTACGTTTTCACCAGAAATCAAACCTAATCTGTTTCTGTGAAAAAACATTTCTTGTATTGTAGAGCCTTGAAAAGAAGGAAAAGGATTAGAAGCATTATCACCTACTTCTCTATTTTTCCAGTAGTTGTCATTGCCTTGACTATTTGCAGTTGATAAATCTAACTTTACAAAAGTAAATGTGCCGTTACGGTTGTTTATCAAAGCATGTGGCATGGTTGCTGGGTCTAACCCTAACACCATATCGTCACTACCAGATCCATCAAAGTTATGAGGTCGTACAGTTTCTTCATAACTACCAGCTCCAGACGTACCATTATTAGCTTCAAACTTTACATAGTAATCATCAGTATCTAAGTCAGCAGTGTTTGATATTTGAGCTACATAACCATGCTTGTTCATAGCTGGTAATCTAGTAATATCTTGTGCTTTTTGACCTATTACACTCATGTTTTCATTTACAGCACCACCAAGAAAGTTTACACCATCTGCAGCTGTACCATCTAAATATAAACCACTACCTATAACTTCAGCATCTACGTTAGCTAAAGAACTATTAACAGCACTAGCTAAACCACTAAGAATTGAAGCCATAGAGATAGTACCGTTATCTGGGTTTTTAGGAGTTTTAAAATATGCTATACCAGAAACACCTTCATATGTAGTGACTGGTTCTACAGCTTCTACTGATATACGGTAGGTCTCACCTTCCATAGTTACGTCAATAAATTTACCTTCTGCTGTAGTTTTGTTTGTTTCTTTTATAAGTCCACCGTCAGATAATGTAACTGTTGCAGTATATCTAACTCTATAGTTTTGAGTGTAACCTAAAAAATCGGACACCTCAGTACCAGTTCCATCATAGTTTGCTGTGTTACTTTCTATATAACTATTACCATTTACTTGTAAGCTACCTTCAATGTTTTCACAGTTACTAGCACCAGAAGTACTTACTGCACTACCTCCAGAAAATGACCAAGTTAATGTACCAGACTTTGATTGGTTTACATTAGAGTCATCAAAAGTTGGCCCTTGAGCACTACCTCCAGACAGCCTATCCACTTTTACAGAAGTAACTCTGAAAAATGTATTGGGTGTGGGAGCTGTACCAGTATATAAAATGTATTCAGTATTGTAAGCAACAGTATCCAGCCTAGCATATGAGTAGTTTCCATTGTCAATAGGTGCAGCTGTAGTACCAGTAGTACCAACAACTTTGTTTGGGTTTGCAATTAGAGTATAGTCTTGAATTGTAGTAACTGCATAGGGTGATGTAGCCCCAGCAAGGTAGCTAAATATAGAATCTCCACTAGAATTTGTCAGAGATTTTTCAGTACCATCTGCTAGATCCCATACTCTAATAGGCATACTACCAGAATTACTTGGTGTTATTTGTACAATATATTTCTCATCTCCATCTCTTAATATTTCATACCAATGGCCAGATGAATTTGCATTGGTTAGAGTCCCTACAAATTCTGCAGGAGGACGTTTTCTAAGACCAAACGTGATGTCTGGAACGGCATTATCACATACCCTTAACTGTCCTGGAAATTTTATTTTATCTGGCTGTTGTGATACACCCCCTAGAAAGTTTGGGATACGTTGATTAATTGATGCCATTACATTCTTCTTAATACTTTAAATGGTCTGTATACGGTATTAGCATCTTGTTGATACTGATAGTCGTTGAATATATTGTGGTCTGCCTGTCTGTTTTCATACTCAATAGCAGAAGCCCTTGCAAGAGCCTCATCTGCCTCAAGTAACTTAGCAGATGGTTGACTGTTTACCATACGGTTAGAGGCCACTCTGGAGGCTCTGATGGTAACATAGTCTTTAAATGCTTGTGGTAGATCTTCAAAGTCTAGCATCCACACAATGTCAAAATATAATTTACTGCAATTTTCAAAAGTAAAAGTATGACCTTTTTTGTCGTATACTTTCATCACTCCGTTGTCACTACGTCTAACTACATCATAATCTTTACCATGTTGAAAAATGTTGAGGTCTAGCTGTAGTACATTGTTTGGTATGATACATTGGTTGTTTGTATCAAGTTGTATAGGGTACTCATTCTCTGTGTTGTATGACCACCCTTCAGCTTGTATCTCACGGCAGACTTGCCTTAGAGTCTTTTGTGCTATAGCCACTTCGGGGCTCTGCACTGTTAATGTATTAACTGGGGTTTCTCCAACGCTCATCAGGATTGAGTTGACAGCATCTAGTTCGGTAGACACTCCGTAAGATATTTGTGCCATAAAAAAAGGGGGGCGTGTGCCCCCGTATAAATGTAAATATTAGTTGAAAGCTGCTGGCTTTGTAGTTGTTCCTGCGAACAATTCTACACAAGCTGCTGGATTTACAAAATCCGCTCCCATAGCCATGCGTCCTAGGATGACATCGCCTTGGTATACCACTGAGACATCCCCAGAAGTTACTTGTACCTGTGGGCCGATTGTTTCTACTACACCTGCAGCTTCTCTTTGGAAGATTAGCCCGCATGTGTTTGCAAAGTTAGAGGCAGCACCGTAGTTTTGGCGAGGGCCATAGTTGTTACCTGTAACTGTTGTAGCTGTTTCGATACCTTCAGATACGAATGAACCTGTGTTGCCAGGATCTACTGTATCAAGGTCAGTTGCAGCTGAAGCACCACTTGAAGGTGCATACTTAGTACCGTACTTAGAGAAGAATGGTACGTTCATTGATTTGTAGATTTGAATACCTGCAATTTCAATTACTCCGTTACCAGACTGAAGTGCTGTACCTTGTACGTCTCTGTTGATTAGACCGTTTGAACCAGCACCTTGTATAAGTGCGTAGTACTGTCTAGGGTTAAGTACGGCAACCCGACCATCATCAGAAACTCCTTTTTCGTCAAGAGCTGCAGCAGCATCATAAAATGCTGTTACGAGCTTTCCATCATCAAGAGCGTCATCAGCGTTAGAACCAGCTCCCACTTGGATTTGTGTACCACCTGGCTCAACGAAGTTGGTTAGTGATACTGGAGAAGCCTGTCTAGCACCTTTAGCAATAGCTCTGAAGATTAGTCTGTCATACTTTTGAGCAAGAGCATATCCAATCTTCTTGGAAATTTCGCCCCTCAACTCATAGTGTGACAGGGTTTCATCTAGCTCATATACAAAAGCCGAGCTGATTAATAGGTCATCGACTGTAATTGTTTTCTCAGCTACTGGTGGAGTTTTGTCAGAGTTTCCTAATATACTGTTGCCAGGAGTGTGGTATTCCGCACTTGTACGTCCAGTATAGATGAACTGTAAACTCTTACCGTTGGTGAGTGTACGCTTCATAACGAGATCTCTTGCGATTGTCTCTCTTTGGAAGCCAGTAAACATCTCACCGCTGAACAACTTTAAATATAAATCTCTGTTGTTTGTTGCGTTTGTCGCTGTGTTTATCCTACCCAGAAAGGTTTGTGAAGCAGGATTGTTTGTTGACTGTTGTGCCATTATTTTGTAGGGTTATATGTATCGTCTCTAGATCTAGAATTATAGGAATCTTAATTGTATCAGCTAAGACTCAAAGCTGCCTGTGGTCTATCCCACCGTCTAGACGGCATTAGGTGTCTCCGTAGAGGCTAATACCAAATGTAGAGGGAGGCATTGCACCTCCCATGTCGCTTAACGAACTACTTTATGAAAATGTAAATTTGGTCGTTTTTCAGTCATGTGTGTATTAATGTGGCTTAGTTCTAAAGCACCCATTATAATAGCTAGACCAATAATACCGAACCAAATTGCTCTGTCATTCATTTGATAATTTTGGTGTAAGCAACGCCACGATATACGTAAGTTACTGTCATGGTAAACTCCCATATACCAAAGCCCCGTTCCATGCTTTGGTGTCATGCGTCCCGAAGGATGAACGGACGTGGCGTTTGTGGATTATAATATGCCAGGAATTATTTGTCCTGTTGTTAGGTATGTACCTACAGCTATCACGAAACCTAGCATTGCTAGTCTACCGTTTAGCTCTTCAGCTACATGCCATTTGTCGCCATCGTGGTTGTGGTGTGTCATTTTTTTCTTCGTTTATGGTTGTAGTTAATTCTACGTGAACTTGTTTTAGATTTTCTAAATCTTGTTTTTTCACCGCTAGACATCTCTTTGGTAGTCTTTGGTGTTTTGGATGAGACTCTACGAGATGGACGACAAGCGGGGTAGCCTTTACGCTTTTCGCCTTTCTGTCTGCCACATGGCTTACCAGTTTTTACGTCCACCCACTTCTCTTTAAACCATCTTTTTAAACTCATCTCTTTCCTCTAGTATATCCTTTAGCGGTCTTTCTTTTACCACCAGATTTTACTTGTCCTTTACATACCTTCACACCATAAGCATTAGCATATGCTGAAGGGTATACCTTGAACTTTCTTTTCGCAGCTGCTTTACCACGGGCACATAGTTTAGCCATTACTTCTTCTTGCCTCCGTGTTTGCAGCCACACTTAGATCCTTTCTTGTGTGCCATTAGCATTTCCATCTACGTAGTGCCAACGCTTTACGGGTTGGCTTTCCGTTGGGCTTTTTCATTGGCCCTTTGACTCCCTTCATGCGAGCACAAAAGGAACGCTTACGAGCCCCACCCCCTGGCTGAGGAGCCTTGAGGTTAGAGCCCGTAGCTCTATTATATTTTGCTCTGCCCTTAGCTGTAAGCCCACCCTTGCGGGATTTCTCACCTCGACCTAAAGACAGACTTACACCTTTCTTGCGAGCCATTACTTTTTCTTCTTACCTAAGATTTTGTTTCTTACTCCAGCTGGTAGTTTAGATAAACCTTTGTTCATTTTCTTACCCTTTGCAGGTGGTCTACCTTTCTTACTTCCGTAAGTACCCTTACCCATTGGCATAATTAATCTCCTATACTTTTAAGTTTGATGCGGATAATTTTCTTAGAACATCATCTCTGTACGCTTCGTCAGTCTGATATTCTGGTTTGTTCATGTCTCTGACAACTTCAGCCATGCTCCTGTATGTTTCAGTAGATGACTCTTTGCCAGTAACTATTTTAGAATCACGTCCCTGTGAATCTTCGTATTTTCCCATAAGTGCTGTAACTGCAAATTTTACTGCTGATTTATTTCCAGTGGCTAATACATCATCATAATCTTTTATGGCTTGTTGGTCTAGATTTTTACCAGCCCACTCCATTAAATTATCATAACCTCTGTCACCACCAGCTATATTTTTTATATCTTTAATTTCAGATTCTGTTAGTACAGGTTGTGCAGCCTCTGGGTATCCTAGTTCTCCACGTAGACCCTTCAAGTATGCGTCAACCATATCTTTGTTTAAACCAGCATTACCGAGTTTGTCATACATTTCATCAGACAAAGTACCATTGTTTTTTTCAAAGTACTCATTCATTTCAAATGGGTCTATACCATTCTCTTTAAATGTATTACCTAGTTTTTCACCATACACTTCATTGGCTGTTTCATAATTAACAGAGCCATCTTCAGTATAAAGTTCATACTCTTGCTCAGGTTCAGCTGTTTCAGTTGTTGATTCTGATTGTCCTAATTTCTTCTGTAATTCAAGGTATGCTGATTCTAATTCTTCGGGGCTCTTATATTTACCAGCAAGCATTTTCTCTTGCTTGGCCATAAGTTCTTCACCGATCTTTAAAGACTCAGCTTCTTTTTCTGCGATTGATTGTGCTGCTACGGGATCATCTGAAGTGTCGTAGCGGATTGTTTCTGCCATAGTTA